GCCACGAGTACGCGCTGGTACTAAGAAGGGCGACTCATACTGTGCTAGATCATTAGGCATCAAGAAAAGATTGCCTAAAGAGAAGCAGAACGATCCTAATACGCCAAACAACCTAAGTCGAAAGCGCTGGAAGTGTAAAGGCGCTAAGTCAGCAAGGTACGAATAATGGCTGGACTGTACGAAAACATCCACAAGAAGCGCAAGCGCATTAAGCGTCAAAAGGCTGAAGGCAAGACTCCTGAAAGAATGAGGAAGGCTGGGTCTAAAGGCGCGCCTACTGCACAAGCGTTTAGGCAATCAGCTAAAACAGCAACATTTGAGTGAGGTGACTTATGCCAATGGTTGACGGAAAGAAATTCCCCTACACGAAAGAAGGCAAGGCTGCGGCTGCTAAGGCTATGAAGAAGTCTAAGAAGAAGTCGAAAGCTAAAGGGGCTACATACGAGTAATGGCTACTGTCGCGCAGGTTGCAAAGGCATCCCTACAGAGGATACTTGTACAAGCATCTGAAGCTCCTCTTGAGCCAGATGAGTACCAAGACTATATCTTCGCACTAAACAATTACATGGCTCAGCTAGATGCTCAGGGCATCATGCTGGGTTATACCGTGGTTGATAGCCTCGGTGATGAAGTCACAGTCCCCACTGGCGCATTGAGAGGCATCATCGCTAACATGGCGATTGAAGTCGCGCCTGACTATGGAGGAGTGGTTTCAGAGGGTCTAGCTCTGGCAGCGCGTCAGGGTATGCAGACTATGAGGACAATAGGACAGCGTATCAGGGCAAGCAAACTGCCTTCTACGTTGCCTTTAGGCTCTGGAAACGAAGACGAGTCCTACGGCATTAGTGGACACTTCTACCCAGATCAAGAACCAGAGATACTCGCCGAGACTACAGGCGCAATAGGTTTGGAGGTCAATACCAATGGCGGGTAATGCACAAGGTCGAAAGAAGAGCGAATTCGTCCAACAGAATACTGTTCTAGCGAATAGCTATTTGGACTATGTAGTAAACGGTTCTAACTACAAGATCAGCTATGACAACTTCGTAGCTAACCTTGGTGTTACTGGCTCAATCATTCAGACAGGCGCTGTCACTGGGTCGCCTGTGCTTGATGTGGATGGTTCTGTTAATAAGATCAGAACCATAGAAAACGGCTCTGGAGTATTGGCAAACGTCTCAGCAGAGAATGGGATTAAACTCTCGCATAACTTTGTTAATGACCAGACCGGAACGCCTATATTCCTAAGCACAACGGCTGACCAGCCTGTGTTTGCTAGTTTGGTTGCGGGTAACGGTATTGAATTAACCTCTACAGATAACTACGTCACCATTGACCAAGTGGGTGTCGCTGAGTACGCCAACGTATCCATGCACGGCAACTCTACAGAGACTGTAATTTCAAGCACTGCCACAGCGGTAAAGGTCGCAGGTACTTTCGTGGTCGGTGACGAGTCTGGTTACACTGGAAGCACTACTGGACGTATTACGCACACAGGCAACACTGCTAGGCATATCATTAACGCCATTATCAGTATGACTGTAGCCAGTGGCACTAACCACACAGTGTCCATGTATATTGCACTCAATGGCACAATTATAGCCAGCAGCAAAACTACAACCACAACTTCTAGCGGCCTTTATCGTAGCTTGGCAACCTTCGCCAACCTTGAGCTGGACGAAGGCGACTATGTTGAGGTATTTGTTAGAAACGAATCTACAACTGACAACTTGATTGTATTGGATGCCATTATAGGGGCGCTTTAATGCCTGTAACTCAGTTACCTATAGCGAATGGTTTCTATGTCTCAGACTCTTTACCTATCGCAGCGCAAGAGTGTACCAACTGGTATCCGAACATTGTTCAGGGTACTGGTTTGTCTCAAGAGACTCTATTCGGCACTGAGGGATTGGTACAGGTTGCTACCTCTGGCACTTTAGACAATATAAACCGTGGCGCACACGAGATGGCTGGAAAGCCATATTTTGTTAATGGTGAAAGGTTATATAGGCTAGATCAGTCAGGCGACGACTACACGTTGACGTTTATTGGTGACATTGATGGCACGGCTAGAGTGTCAATGGCTGATAACGGCACACAATTGATGGTGCTAGTCCCTAACGGTAATGGTTACATCTACAACCACGTTACGGACACTTTCGCTCAAATCACAGATTCGGACTTCACTGCGAATGGTAACCCCCAGTTCGTAGTGTTCATAGATGGCTACTTCTTAGTTACCACTGATTCTAAGAAGTTCATAGTAAGCTCCATCAATGACGGCCTGAGCTATAACGCTCTTGACTTCGGTACAGCCGAGTCCGACCCTGATGACATTGTTGCTCCGGTTGTTTACAAGAACCAACTCTTTATCTCAGGCGGTCAAACCTTTGAGGCGTTTCAAAATATAGGCGGGGCAGATTTCCCTTTTCAGCGTACTGGTCTATTTCTACAAAAGGGTTGCTTTGCGCCTTATTCATTGGTCAACGCGCAAGACACGTTTATGTGGGTAGGTGGAGGAGAAAACGAGTCTCCCGCTATATGGGCTTTGAACGGTAACAGTACCGTCAAGATATCCACCACGGCAATCGACTCCTTACTGAGCGGCTTAACAGACTCGCAGGTTGCGTCTATTTACTCATGGGCCTATGCAAACAAAGGGGCTTACTTTATAGGCTTCTCCCTGCCCTCTACAACGCTTGTATACGACACTACTAGCCAAAGATGGCATGAGCGTAAATCTTTCCTAGAAGGCGCTTTAGGGGCTTTGAGAGTGGGTTCTATTGTTAAGGCTTATAACGTGATTTTGTGCGGCGACATCATTGATGGTCGCATTGGTAAGTTAGATTCTGATACCTACACAGAATACGGCGAAACCATTGTCAGAAGGGTCGCTACGCAGCCTTTTCAGAACAATATGCAGTCTGTGTTCTTTCCTTCGCTAGAACTCACTGTTGAGTCAGGTGTGGGCAATGAAGCAGTGGTTGACCCTCAGATAGTGTTAGAGCGAAGTAAGGACGGCAAGACTTGGAGCGGCCCAATAGCTAGGTCAATTGGTAAGATCGGTGAGTATACCCGTCGAGCCATTTGGAGAAGAAACGGCAGGGCAGCTAGGTTTGAGGTGTTTCGCTTCACTTTAACGGATGCAGTCAAACCAGTAATCATCCAACTCACAGCGAATATAATTGGTGGAGACAAGTGACAAGCCCCAGACTCAACGCCGCCCAGCCTATCGTACAACCCGATGGGACTATGGCTCAGCCCTTCAGGCAGTTTACTCAGGACGCAAGCCTGAGCATCCCGATAGTCGGCGATGGGTCGCCAGAAGGCGTGGTAGAGGCCCGTCAGTATAGTCTTTACATAGATTCAACCGGAACAACAGGAAACATCCAATACCGCAAGATGCAGCCAGACGTAGCAGGCGATAAGTCAAAAGGCTGGTTATTGGTCTAAATATGTTAAAATCAAACAAATTGAGTAGGTGGAAATCCAGATGATTGATCCAATAACAGGCGCACTTATACTTGGTGGAGCTAGTCTTGCTGGTTCTGCTATGACCAATCGAACGCAACGCAAAGCGAATGAAGAGGCTCAGGCGCAAAACAAAGCAGATAAAGCTTTGACTCAGCAGTATGCAAAAGCAGCAATGGAACAATTGCCTGTTGGATACCAAAACGCCCAAGCGGTGCGCCAGCAAGCAATGAACCAAGGTCTTGGTTTAGCTGGGCAGACATTCCAGCCTACCGCCGAAATGATCAACCAAGGCGGCATGATGAACCAAGAGGCGCTATTAGCGGGGCTACAGCTTCAGCGCAACGCCATACTTGGTAAAGACATGGACTACAGCACTTTGCAGGCTAGGTCTCCGCAGATGGACTATAGTGCGTTACAAGGTCTGACTCAGCCACAGGGTTTGGACTTCCAGCCCATTGAGCCTATGAAGAACACCTTTACGACTACTCAGAGCGAGATTCAAACCTATCTTGATGAAAACCCTGATATTGAAAAGGATTACCAAAGGCTTCTTCCTCAGTTTAGAGAGGGCGACCCCAACAACCCTAACTACCGTGACTTGCAGTCTTATGGTAAATGGCACTACGACAACATCGGTAAGTATGAGATTGAGCAAGGCAAGCGAGCGCCTATTGGCAGTACAAGCAGTGCAGGCCCAGCTCAAGCCTCTCAGCTAATTACCACAGAGCAAATGAGTAAAATCCTCAACTCTGGGCAGGAGCGATAAGAATGGCTATAAACCCTTTAGCTGGCATTGCGGTAGATAATGACTACACGCAAGCTGAAATAGATCAGGTAAGAAATCTGGTTCAATCGGGTTCTACGTCAATTGCTGAAGTCGCTCAGAATTTTGGCGTGACTCCGAGCTATGCTGCGTCTTCTCTAGGGTTGTCTCTAGATAGTATTCCTATCAAGACTATTGATAACCAGTCAGCTAAAGACGTAATGAAGTCTATTCCTCCAACGGGCAACTACACGCCCGAGCAGGTTAAGACGGTTACTGACCTAATGAATGCTGGTCAGATCAATGTCGCTGACGTGTCTAAGCACTTCAGCTTAGATCCGGACGAGGTTATTTCTGTTGTTACGGAAATACCTAAAGAAACCTTTAAGCAGGGTAATTTCACCCCTGATCAGGCTGCCAAACTCGAATCTATGGTAGTTGGTGGTATAGCTACCGCGCCGCAGGTGGCTGCATACTTTGGCGCTGAGGTATCCGATGTTACGAACTACCTGACGCAAAATACAGGCTTGTCAGAGTCTCAGGTCGTAGACAGCATTCTAAGCGATGTTAAAGCCGACAACGACTACAATATGACCGATGTAGAAGCGGTCAAGGCTCAGATTGATGCTGGCAACGTATCGGTCAGCCAAGTATCTAATCGCTACGGTGTGTCAGAGGATGAAATAAATAGTTTCTTAGATCAGCCAGAAAATACTGGCGCTGGCGCAAATGATCTTACTTTTGGACGCAATGGCGATGATATTCCCACAGGTTTAGCTGGAGCAGAAGAAGCTTTAACAGGCAGTGCTGGTCAAGCTTTAGACCTTCTAAACCAGATCAACCAAGCTGGTAGAGCAGATATGCTCGGTATGACCAATCAAGGCTTGGATGAGTTGATAGGAGCGTACCAGCAGTCAAGATCAGATATTACCGAAGGCACTACTCAAGGCTTAGAGGCTTTAGGCGCAGGTTTAGGCCAAGCCAGAACTGATATTACTGGCGGCACTACCGATGCGTTAAACGCTCTGCAAACAGGCGCTACTCAAGCCAGAGGCGATATTACAGACGCTTTTGGTAGAGCTGAGGCGATGTTTGATCCTTACGCTCAAGCAGGCACTACGGCCTTACAGCAGCAGCTTGCTCTGTCAGGAGCATTGGGTCAAGACGCATTCAACCAAGCGTACCAAGAATCTCCACAGATGGCGTTCCTGCGTGAGCAGGGCATGAGGGCTAACCTCTCTGGCGCAGCAGCTACAGGCGGTCTTGGTGGTGGTAATGTTCAAAAAGAATTACAACGCTTTGGGCAGGGGTTGGCCTCACAAGGGCTTCAGCAGCAGATAGAGAATCTAGGTGCATTGTCTGGACAAGGCTTTAACGCTGCTACCAATGCGTCAAATGTTGCCACTACAGGTGGCACAAACTTGGCTAACATTGCTTCTCAGCTAGGCGCGAATCAATCTAACTTGTATCAGAGCCAAGGCTCTAATCTTGCTAATATTGCACAGCTTCAAGGCACTGCTGGGATGGATGCTTACCTGAACCAAGGTACGAACTTAGCCAGACTTGCGGAAGGTTACGGAGCTAATCAATTAAACACTAGGGCTAATCTAGGTAGCCAGTTAGCGGGTTACAACCTCAGCACAGGATTACCTGCTGCTAGTACCATTTCTAATCTGGGTATTAACTTGGCGAGTGGCAGAACGCAGGCTGGAAGAGACTTAGCTAATCAGGCAGGTTCTGTTGCTCAGTTACTTGGCGGCATTCAACAAGGCCAAGCAACTAA